ATCACTATATGGATCTTCAGATTCAGTTCCTGCTAAATTAGGATCTACCATACTTGTATCAAAGTTTTGAATTGGACCTACAGCTTTAGGAATCATTTCTTTAATCTGATGTAATACCACAAAAAACATAAATTGGAAGGGTTTCATTCTTGCCATTATAGAAATAGAAGTAGCATTCATACTATTAAATGTAAATCCATAATATCCCAGTTCTACATCAAAAGGTCTTTCAATACTATATGGTTGATAAGGTTTTTCTCTTATTTCAGCAAATATATCATTTTCAATTCTTGTAGCTCTCCAAACACGGGGAATCCACATTTTTTCAAGATATGAGCTATTACCAGATTCATCTACCCACTCCCATCTTTTAGATTTCTCTCCAAATTTATTTATGAATTTAACTTCAGTGGCATCCAAAGGAATATCAAATTCTCCATCTACAATATCAGTATCTTCATCTCCCCATTCATTTGTAGTAGTTAAAAAGGCAACTTCCCTCAACCATTTCCATTCTACATCAACTACAGTACAATAACTATCATAAAGTAATCTTTTATTAGCATTAATATCATCACTATAGTTACCGATATTTTTACCAAGATATTCCATATTGCCAATTTCATTTAAATATCTGTTGGTAATGGTATCCTGAGTATTTGATTCCATTTGTCCTGTATATTTACCTATAAGACCTGGAATTCTTTTTCTTAATCTTAATAAATCATCTTCACTTAAAACATGTCCATATAATTCAATAACTTTTTCTACTGACATTATATTTATTTCTCCGGCATAATCTCCATCTTGAGTATATTTAATATCCGGAGTTTTAGAGTAGAAGAATGATAAAGGATTAACTAATTTAATTTTTGGTTCACCTTTACTTACACCTACATATACTCTTTCTTTATCTGATAATAGAGCATGTTTAAAGCCATCATTTTTGAGACTTCTAACATCTTCCATATACATTCCATAATTAAGTACGTGATTTCCTAATATTTCAAGTTCTGAAAGATAAGATGTTTTTTCAATATCTTCCGGAGTTTTAGATTGAATTACTTCATCTCTGATTTTCTGAATTTCACTTTCATCCAACCCTTGTTGCTGAGCTTCAATAATTCTGTCATTTTTTTCAACAACTTCCTGAATATATGCTAAATAAAGATTTTTTAACTCTTCATCTTTTTCTTCTAATGCTTTAGCATTCATCAATGCTAATATAAAGTTTGTCCCACGTTTATATTCTTCTCCAAGCAATACATCTATTTTCGTATATGTCTTGTTATAAGGAAGCACTTCTTCATCATACTGACCCACATCAATGCCTAATGGATTACAAACTCTGGCAAAATCTTCCTGAGAAATATCATTGTTGTAAAGCTTATAAGAAGCTAAATCATTATTATATTCTTCAATCCATTGTTTTGATCTTGTGAATTGAGGAATAATTTCATTAACTATTTGTTTGGCTATTTTACAGTCATCTGCATATTTGTCTTTTTCAGGGCATCTATACTTATAATTTAATTTTTCTGTTTCAGGTGTCATATTGATTGTGCTAATAAAGCTTTACGTTTTTTAAGTTTGTGATTATGTCTATTAAATAGATTATCATTATTTGCTAATAATGCTAATGGATTATTTTTATTTATGATTTGTTTTTCATATTGATTTACTTTCTCTCTAAGCCCTACTACACAACCTACAAGTGCCATGCAATTATGAACAAGAACATTATTTGCAAAATAAGTATTATCATCTAATACTGATAAATTATAAGTATCTTCAATTCTATTTGTTTTTTCTACTTTTTTTACTTTACAATAAAAACCCTCTTCTTTTTCAATTGCATTTAATTTTATTCTTTCTCTTTTATAAGTTGGTTCAAAATCAAATTTAGAAGAACATTTAAATATTTTTTTATAAGTATAAGGAATATCAATAGCTAATTGTTCTTGATTTTTTTCTTGAGGTCTAACTCTGATACTGGAATATATAGAATTGTCTAATAGCATTTGTCTAATTAATCGCATAGCTAATTTATTAGTATTAGATATTTGAATGTTTCCTTTAGCTTTTGTTTTATGACCCTCTGCCTCTAAAAATCCTAATAAAAAGTGAAAATTATTTTTTGAATTAAATACTTTTTCATTAATTTGTTTATTACTTGTAATCCCACAATTTTCATTTAACCATTCTTTTATTGGTTTTGAAAACTTTTCTAAACTATACCAATTTTTTTTATCTTTAATTCTTGTAATGTTAGTAGAATCAATAGCATCTAATATATTTTTTATTTTTTCTGCTTGTTCTAGTTCTTTATTAGAAAAAATAAATTTAACTAAATTATTACTTTTATTAATATTTCCATCTCCTAAAAACCATCCAAGCAAATATAATTCATCATTTGTATAATATTCTTCAGTTAATTTTCTTTTAGGTAAAAGGACAAAATCCTTAGAAGTTAAATCTTCAGCATTTGTATATTTCTCATTTAAAAGACTATGTCTAGTATTATGCTTAACTGTTTTATTATATTTTGTATAAAAAGGATGATTAGCTGTAGTTTCAATTGGAGAAGAATCTCCCTCAATATATACATTTACTATTTCTGCTTTATTTTTATGAGTTAATACTACAGGATGATAATCTAAAGATTTTGTTAATACTAAATCTCCTTCTTGAATATTATCTATTGTTTTTAATCCTTTGTTTGTTGTAATTAAAGTATTTTTAGAAAAACATCTATCATAATTACCTTTGTCTAAATCAAAAGCAATACATTCTCTTACAAGTGCTATATCAGGTAGTCTTTCAAGATTTCTTTTAGAAACTCCTTCTATAATAGTCTCTTCTTTTAACCATTCAGCTAACATATCTATTAACTGAATTTTTGATATTTTATTTCCGGTTATCCATCCATATTCTGATATAGGTCTATTGATTACTCTTACACCTTTTTCAATATTTGGTCTTAAACAAAGATGTTGTAATTTATATTTCTTTTCAAAGAAACCTTTAACATAATCTCCTCTATTTCCTTCAAACCACAAACCCTGAAGAGGGTTTCCATACATCATCATTATTTTCTCTACATTTTCAAGAAAACGAGTTCTACCTAATGAATGTTTACCTACATACCCACATACAATTTCATTTCCTCCATAACCCATACTCAGATACTTAGGATTTTTCATTACATATACAGCTCCTAATGATTCTCCATCCTGTAGGTTTTCACTAACATAAGGGTCAAATCCAATTAAATCATAGAGATCATTTGGTACTTTACCATTAACTTCTATTGGTGCTTGATACATCATTATACATCCTTCAATATTAGCATCTCTCTTGGTTGGAAATTCATATATAGGTTCTGTATTTTCAAGTACTTTATAATCAACACCTGTAGGTTTTGAACTGTCAAAATATATATCAATTGCAGTTCCTATTTTTTTATAATTATTATGTAGTAATAATTGTTTTTCTCTTTCTTTTAATTCAGTAATAGGTAATATTCTTCCTTCTCTACCTAAGAACATCTCTGAAGGTACTAAAGGATAATTCATTAATTCAGCATCATATTTTTGAGAAGATACTTTTTTAGCATTTGCTCTTCTTTTTTCATAAAATGCTTTTGCTGATTCTACATCTGTATTACCATTTTCATCTCTAAATGCATTATTTGTATAATATGCTGGAAGAAAGAATCCTATTTTACCTGTATGTTCCCATATATCATCATAAGAAACTATATCATAACCATCTGGTTCTGTAAATAATATTCTTGATTCTACTACTTTATCTATATTACCAGCAGTACCTAAATAATGTGTTGAACCAAATTTTGTTTTATCTACTCTTTGGCAAGCATCATTAGAACCATGTACTGTTAAAACATTTGGAACTAAACCTACTTCCTCTACTGTAATTCTTGCTGGTCTTGTACCTGCTGCGGCTTCTGGATTTTCTTGTGTAAAAGATACATGTAATATTTTAGAACCTGTACCAAAACCACTTACCCATCTACCATTTACTTTTTTTTCATATTTATGAATATATGGATTTTCTGCATTATTTGGTTTAAGAGATCCTTTCATGTCTTTGTAAAAAGGACTTGGTTGATAATCATCATCTCCTGGTTTCCCCCAACATCCTAATAAAGGATTTGTTGCTAATTCATTCATTGCTAATTCTATTTTAGCACAAAACTCATTTGATTTAGATGATAATGCCGCACCTATAAGTACTTCAGTTGTTGCAGGATTTTTTCTTGTTTCTTCTGTATATTCTTTAGCTCCATCAAAAAGTATTTCATGTAAGTTAAGTGCAGAATAAAATACGATTTTCCTCCCGATCTGCTTCCAAATTCCATTGTATTTTTTGCATTATTATGATATAATGGAATTCCTAATGGTTGAGAATGAAGCCCTCTTAAGTATTCTCTTGGGTCTTTATATTCTTTTAATGTACCATCTCCTTTAAAACATTCTTTAGGTAAATCTTTATATTCTTCTGGTTTAGCATTTTTAGCAAAATGATAACATGTTATATATTCATCATTAGAAAAACCTGAGAAACCAAAAGCTTCTAAACACATATAACTTCTTTCCCATTCTAAATCTCTTAAATGTGGTTTAATTTTATAACGTGCTTTCTTTTTTTCATCAGCATTTAATATTATGTAAAAATTTATATAAAACCATAAAAAACCAGGCATAAATCTATATCCTTCAAAATCTCTTTCCCAAACACCTTCAATACATTTCTTTTTATATTCTCTCCAAAGAGAAGTATGTCTTGGATCATCTGGATGATAATTAGGAATATCTTTTATTAACCAGCGATCTCTTGATTCAATTTTGATAAACTCCATTAAATTTCTCCTTTCTCTGATTTACTTTCTTGTCTATTACCTTTTAATTGAGCTTTAGATTTCTCTGCAAAGAATTCACTTTCTATTATCTTAAAATTATCCATAATAGATTTAGTAGCTTTATGCATTGTATCTAATTGCTTAGCTGTGCCAGGAAGAGTTACTCTAACCATTCTTTGTCCCATAGGAACTAATTCATATTTATCTA